CAGATCTAACCCACACTCGCCTACCATCTAGTGCAGGTAAGTGACCCTTAACCATCAGCTTAGATATCTTCTTCTTCAATTCAGAAAGGCCGGGTGTGTTATTGATAAAGCTATCAATAAGTTTCTTGCCTCTGCTGCTGTTACCACCAACAATCGACCCAGCTTTAGCTGCCCCTGCACCATACAGCACACCATATGTCAGAGTCTTGGTAGTATTCCTAGCCTTCTTATGCTCAGGGTTGTTATCGTCCTTCACAGTACCTTTGTCAACTAGACCAAAACTCTGTGCATTGAACCAGTGAATGTCACCCTTAAGTAACTCATCAATCCATTCCTGATCCCTCAGGTAGTGGCCTAAGCAACGCAGTTCAATGCCTGATAGGTCTACACCTACCTGCTTGTACCCCACTGGCACACGCCACATCTCTCTGCACTCAGCACCAAAGGGACTACCTACAGCAGGTACTTGTGCCATGTTAGGACTACTGTGTGTAGCTCTGCCTGTCACTGCACCATTGGTAGTAACTCTACCATGCACCCTGCCATCCTCGCCTACCAACTCCAACCAACTGCTAACCTGAGCCACACGTTTCTGTATCATTAAGTACTCAGATACAAGCTTAGCTTCAGGCAAGTCAATCTTCTCAAGCACAGCTTCGTCAACAATGACATTGCCTTTGTCTGTCTTCTTTGTAAAGACAACACCAAGCCCTGCCAATCGCTCAGCAATCTGCTGCCTACTGCCTGAATTAAAGATGGTTACCTTGTCCTTAAGCTGCTTGCCTGTCTTCTCAGAAATGCGCTGCTCTACGATGGGAGGGAACACCTGCTGCATGCTCTCTTCAATCTCAGACATACGCCCACTGAGGGTTGCATGTAACGCCATAGCCTTAGGCATATCAAGCATGAAGCCGTTCTCTTCCATACCACGACAGATCAGTGCCACCTCATGCTCAAGCTGTATGCTTTGTAGGGAAAACCCTTCTCTTGTCATGGTATTTGTCAGAAACCCATATAGCTTTTCTGACAATTGAACATCCTGCTCACAATAAGTAGCCATCTCTTGTGTCCACCCACCATCAAAGTTAGTGAAGCCTATCTTGTAGCTGCCTAAGCGGTAGCCCCATGCCTCTAGGCTATGTGGTTTTGGGGCTTTGCCCTCCTTAGGAAGCACCACCTCAATGTCAGGTTTGTACAGCCGTGACATCACCAACGTATCTACCAACCTGTTGTCAGGAATGCCAACACCCCACACCTTCTTAAGGACAGGTGCGTCAAAGCCAATGATATTGTGGCCCACCACTTGCTCACCCTCTAAGTATTGCTGCAAGCTGTCGGCTTCCCGCCAGTGCCTCACCTCACCAGTGGTGCTGTGCTTAGTAACACACAACCATATGGTGTCATGTTTCAGGTTTGTCTCTATGTCTAAGAAGATCATCGTCCTTGTCCTTATCATTTTGTTGGAGATTGTTAACTTTCTCCGACTGTTTGTAATCTTCTAATGAGTCTTTACCAAAGATGGCATTCCATCTGGTAGCCCATTCCTCATCAGCTATTGACTTAGGACGCTGAGTATGTCCCTTACCACCATCACTCGTCATATCTCTGCCACACCAGTACAGGTGTGTCCTTTCCTATGTATGCACCCTCAATGTTGAAGAGAATATATTCATTGGCTTCCTCTTCAGACATACCATCTCTATCCACAAATACTTTGATCATTAGATCGGCATCGTAGACCAAGACCTCCACTCTCTCATTACCATTCCATACAGAAGCTTGTCCAATGATGGAATCATCAAGACCATCCCACTGTTTCATAGCATTATCCCTTCCATAGCATCATCAATCTCAAACATTCTGCCAGTGTCTTTGTTATAAAGCAAGCTGCAAGCAGGACCAGTCTGTCCACTGTAGCGGTTCTTCAACACCCTCACCTTGGTGGTGTTACGTTCAATGGGATCATCAGCCTGACCATTCCTCTCAAGCGATACCACCATGTCACTAAGCTGTGCAATGGCTGCACTACCCCTTAACTGAGCTAAGCTAGTGGCTGCACCTTCCTCATGTCCCTTGTCTGATGGACGTTTAAGGTGGCTAACAATGATGAGGGCAATGTTAGTTTCCTGCACTAGCATGCGAAGCTTGGTCATGATTTCATCAATGGCCTTACGCTCATCACCATTGTCCTGACTGGATACGATGATGGACAAGTGATCTAGGAATACATACTTACAGCCCAATCCCTTAGCCATATACTTCACACGATTAACAATGTTCTCAATGGCTGTGCTACCAAAGTGATCAAAGAAATATAAACGCCCAGTGCCTAGTGTCTTCTCGAATGCGTCCTTGCGTACAGCATCTGACACCATAGATGTTGGCAAGTGTAGGGGTGTGTCAGCAGCTAGGCTCATCATAGACAGGCCAGTCTTTCTCACACTCTCTTCCAAGAACATCAAGCCAATGCTGTCATCACAGTTCTGCAATAAGTGCCAAACAATTTCCCTTAGGGTTTGACTCTTACCAAGTCCACTACCTGCTGTGAATGTAACTAGCTCACCTGCTCTGATGCCATAGGTGATGTCGTTCAGTCCCTTCCAAGGATAGAAACAGTCTGCTGCTTCCATTGGTTTAGACACTAGCTCCCACAGCCCAGTGCCACTAACAATACCATCAGGTATGAATGGCTCTGCTGCCCACCAACGGGATACGAAGGCAGCTTCCTTGCTTTCAGCAAGCCACTCACATGCATCCTTGTATGATGGATCAGGTTTAAATATCTTACACTTGCTACCAAACAATTCAGCAACTTCCTTTGCTGCCTTCTGCCCTGCTTCATCACCATCAAAGCAAAGCACTACAGTTTCAAAGCTGTTGATGTATTCGTAGTTGGCCTTGGCATCCTTCAATGCACTACCCGCACCTGTGCGTATAGACACCACAGGATATTTACTGCCTGTCAATTGGTATGCAGCCAGTGCATCAAACTCACCTTCAGTGATGGTGAGATACTTACCATTGGATGGGTATAGGTTCTGTCCAAACAATGTACCCTTGCTCCACCCACCCACTGTCGTAAACTTCTTATCCTTCACCTCTCTGCGCTTAGCTGCCACCAGTTGGGTATTGCTATCGTAATAAGGGAAGTAGTAATAGCCACCACTGCGAACAACACCATAGCGTTCCATTGTGGCTTTGTTGATGCGTCTGTCTGAAACAGACACACTAACACCTTCGTTGTAGTCTTTAAAGAAAGAGCTTGTGTCTTTCGTTTCTGTATCAACATCAATCACTTCAAGTCTTTCTTTGTTCATTGAGGGAATGTATGTATTACATACAAAACATTTGGTGGACATGTCATCGTTGATGGACAAGCCATCACTACTGCCACATGTCTCACAGGGTAGGTGTGTTTTTAGGAAAGTCATGGCCTTTGTAAGTTACTTTGTTAGTCTTAAGCACAGTGTCGTACCCCTGAAATAGCTTAGCCATTCTAGCATCGTGCATAGCATGGAGGCCAATTAATAAATTGGATATCTCATCTTCATCGGGCTTCTTCTCTCTGTCCAACAACACCCACAACACAGAGTCAATGTCTTCTCTTGTCATCCATGCTGCTAGGATAAGGTCTTCTAGTTCATGCAGTTTCATTTGAGTCCTTTTAAAATTTGCTTACCAAGATTGCTAAGCTTTTCAACTTCGTTGAAATCTTCTATCTTTTGTCCTAGTTGTTGCGAGGGAACAAACTCAACTTTACACTCAGAGCAAGCCCAATACTTTGTAAAAGTATCATCTTCTGAGTAAATTGTTTTGATGTGCCTATGTGGACATGTCATTTTGCTGCCTCCATATACAAACCCACATTACCCAGTGCATAACCAACAAAGGCTATGCCTAGCCCAGTGTTACCTTTGAGTAACAGATCCACTGCCACCACTGTGTACACCACACCCACTACAGCAATAAGCCACGCACTCATTTGTTCACCTTGAATTCTTCAAGCACTCTCATAACTGCTTTAATAAGTTCCATGTCCTGAGATGGCTCAGGTAAATTACTTTCCCACCGCAATAAAAACTCTAATTCATCTGCAACGATAGTTTCAATTTCATCTCTTGTCATATCAGTCCCATAGTCCTCTGTAATATTTACCAAACAACATGAAAGCTTTCTTCATCCTAGCTTCATGCACCTCTAAACCCGCATAGTCAATCTTAATCTTACCTATCTGTTCTTCTAGTCCTGCCTTCTTATCCACAGCAGAATGATCATAAAACTTATCAGTTGAATTTTCATCCACCATTTCACCGAATGCCCATATCATTTCATCCATCACCCAGTCCCACCGCTTGAAGTGATTGTCATCAATGTCCCAACTATTTTCCTTAGGTAGACATGAGTTGCTTTGCAATGCCTTAGGCACATCTGCATCATCTACACAGGGACTACCATGCTGTGTTGCCTTAAGCTGCTTAAGCATTGGCAAGATGATGAGAGACAGTGTGTGATCCATAGCCCATGTGTCATACCTGTCAAGCTTCACAATGACAGTGCGCTTCTTCTTCGTATGCATCCACTGCAACACATCACCCACCCATGTTTCACTGAGCCACTCACCCCATTGCTGTGCCTTAGCTTTGCTAACTCCAACCTTGGTTGTTAGTTCAGCAAGCTGATATGGTCCAAGCCAATTGGGATAGCTTCCTATGTACACTTTCATACTAGTCCTCGCATTTCTTGTGTCACTGTTGCACTACGCAAAGTGTTCTTGATGTATGGTGTTAGGCTTTGCGGGGTTGCATGACCTGACACCGACATGATGTTAGTGATGGGTACACCCACCTCAATCATCTCTGTAATGGCTGTCCTTCGTAAGTCTTGCAACACAAGATCACTAGGCAGATTTGCATCAGCTAAGATTTGCTTAGCCACCCTAGACAAGTTAAACAAACTGTAAGGTAGCAAGCCACCTTTCCTATCAGGCACATTAGATGGAGCAATGTATTGCTGCCAACCAAACTCAGCATGCTGTTGTCTCAGCATTGTTAGTAGCCCCTGACTTGTGGGGATAGTCACCCTAGACCTACGCTTGCTTTGTTCCAAGTGCAACACACCTTTCTCTAGGTCAACCTGATCCCATCGTAGCTTACGCATGTCACCCATACGCTGTCCATACTCATAGCCCATCTGCACAATGAGTCCTACATTACGCCACTTGAATGTGGAGTAGGCAGTGTTCATGAATGCTCTCACATCTTCCCTGCTCCACACAGTTCTGCGAGGCTTGTCTGCCCTTCGTAGCACCTTGCTGAATGGGTTGTGCTTGATGTAGCCATGACGAATAGCGAAGTTGAATAGCAATCGATACACTGCCAAGGTGTGGTTAGCTAGGCTAACACTGTGCTCAGCATGCTGTTCATATATCTTCTGACAATGCGGTGTGACTAAGTCACCAAGCTTACATTGATACAGTGTCACTCCATTAGCTTTGCTATCCTGCCATCCCTGTAGGTAGTAGATGTAGTCACGCTGTGCCTTAACACTGAGCTTTGTGTAAGTGATGTTGTTTCTGTATGCCTTGACTAAGTCAGCCACCTTGGTCTTCTCAGAGATATCTTTAAGATATCTAAGTTCTTTACGCCAGTTGTCTAGCTTAGCATTCAATGTATCAGCCAAGGCAAAGGCAGTATCCTTGTCAGTGCCAAGCACTGTACGCTCAACCACCCCTGCATCCACTGCATCCTGTGGTGGGTTGTACCTGTACTTGGTTACACCTTCGGTGGCCTTAGCCAAGGTTACATAGCGAGGCAGATTCATTCTTGTTCTCTCGCCTTCATCATCTGTTCAGCAAACCAATAAGCTTTGTTTGCCACTTCAGCATGTGGAATGCTCCACGCACTGGTCATCAGCACAGCCATAGCCTTAGCTGCGAAGTAGTCACGCAAAGTCATGCCATCTTTGTATTGATCAGGGAAAGCTGATTGCATATTGTTACTCTCCATGTAATTTCCTGCTGTTGTAAATTTTAAATCATTCATCATCACCTCCCAGTGCATAAAGTTTCTCAGCCATATCAATCAAGTCATCCTTCTTCACAAGCTTGTCAAGCCATCGTGTAGGTATACCCTTGAGTCCATACTTACGCCCTGCTAACATACCTGTCACTGCACCGACAGTGTCAGCGTCAT